GCCATCACCACTTCCGGGACTATGTTGTTATATAAATCTTTCATTGTTGTACCTCCTCGTTTAATTTTTCAGACTTATGCGCTTATTTTCAGGGCCTTAATTGCCTCATACATCACAATCCCGCCGCCAACCCTCTTCGTGGTGTAAAAATGGATATAGGGTTTGTTGGAGTAAGGGTCACGGAGTACCCTGATTCCATAGCGGTCAACTATGAGATAACCCCGTTTGAAATTCCCGAAGAATACAGCATATTTATCTTTGCCGATGGCATCCACATTGTCATCGACTTCAACCGGCTTTCCTAACAATGTATCTGATGCGTTTTCTGCAAGGCCCGGCCTCCAAAGATAGTTTCCTTCACCGTCTTTGAGTTTACGAATCTGATTAACGGTAGAATCAGCCATAAGCCATACTGCACCGTTGCGATATACAGATTTGAGCGCGTGCTGTAAGTCGATGAGCTTGTCGGCATTGTTAAGTTGCGTTGCATGCCCGCTGGCAATATAACCAACTTTACCCCAAGCGTAAGAAGCGTTTGCAACCATCGTATATGCCGCAATGCCTTTGGGTTTTTCAACACCGTTGCCGCCGATGAATGCATCTCCTTCCTGTTCGTTGAAGTCCATAGATACCTCATCCCCAAGCCAAGCTGCAACATCAAGCCGTGAATCGTCAAGCATTTCCTGTGTAATAGCCGGGTTTGCATACAGTTCTTTCGTGTTAATTATGATCTGTCTCAATGTCGGGGTGTCGGTTTCTGCTCTGCTACCTTTTTCCGCTACCCATCCGGCATCACTTACGCCCTGGCTTACAAGTTTTTTGTATTCACTTGTGCCTATGCTGCGCACTGTGCATATCCGGCGCATCGCAGATACGGTTGTCGCAATCCTGTCAATGGTTGCTTCCATCTCCTCGGGCACAAGGAATCCGCCGTCGGGGTCAGAAAGGGTTGAAAGGCTTGCCTGAATCTGCAAGTCTTTAAGATCACCCTCAATCCCCTTACGGAACCATGTATCGAATGCTTTCGCATGGGCTTTTTTAATTTTTGCGTTAGGGTTGGTATCACCACCGCCTGGGAAATCCATTTTAGCAACGGCTGTTTCAATGGCCTCAAGCTGCTTCTTCATCTCGGCCATCTTAGAAAGGTCAGCGCTTATCTTGTCTACTTTTTCCGCAAGGACAGGATCGCTTTTACCTTTTTCGAGTTCCTTTATCCTCAAATCATTTGCGGCCTTAAATTCTTCAAAAGACTGGCCTATTGTTTCAATCATTTCTTTTAAATCTGGCATGTTAAATACCTCCTTTTATGATTTTGATTACCTTTTGACATGCTTCAACCTCTGCTTCGTTTTGCGCACTAACAGCCTTCCAGCCTCCCGCAAGTATGGCCTGTGCTTTATTCTTAGAAAGCCCTGAATCCCTCAAGACCTTCTCAATCTCTCTTTCTGTTGGTTCTTGATAATTGTTATCTTTAGTTAAATATTCCGGGCAATTTGCAAAGATTGAAAGGTCAAATGCCGCCTTTGCCGTGCCCTTACCGTCAATAATTGTATCGACAAAGCCTTTTTCTTTGGCTTCTTTTGCCGTCATCCATGTTACTGCCTTCATCATTTCTTTGATTTCTTTCTTGCCGACATTGGAGTTAGCAGCGTAAATGTCAACCATGTTGCTATCTATCTTCTCCAATAAGTCTGCTATTTCTCGTAAGTCGTACTGATTGCCAACGGTATAAACATGGCTGTTGTGCATCATCATCATTGCGTTTTGATATGCCTGTACTTCTTTCCCCGCCATCGCAATAAATGAAGCAGCCGAAGCCGCGAGAGAGTCTATTCTGGTAATCACTTTTGATTTATGGGATTGAAGAGCGTTAAAGATTGCCACACCGTCAAACACGTCCCCGCCAGGTGAGTTGATTCTTACTTTTATGTTTGATGATGTAATCCCGTTTAGTGCCCTTATGAATTCTCCTGCATCATTAAAAGGCCATCCGATATAATCATATATCATCACCTCTGTTTCATCGTCTGCAACAGCCTGTATTTTGTACCAATCGGCTTTATCGAGGGGCTTATTCCATAATTTGGCCACCGCCTCGGCGTTTTTGGCATTACGATAGTTGAATTTCACTCCTGCACCCCCTGGCCCTGTTGTTTAGTCGTACTCGTTCTTGTTTTGTATACGTCTCCCCCTTTATAGGGGTTCATATCTAATACATCACGGCATTCGTTGGGGTTCATAATTTCCTTGTCGATGGCAACTGCAAACCCTTCCATCTGGTCTTTGAACGCCCCGCGTAAAAGCCCGCGCATCTCGAACTTTGCATAATATTTTTTCTTTTCCTCTTCCGATAGCAGGTCTTTTCTGATTGATTGTTCGTAGTTACGGCAATCCGGGGATACTCCCATCGTGGAATAATTAATCATGAACTGCTCGGCGCTTGCGTATGTCGGGGTTTTATCTCCTGATTGTATGAGCATGAGGGGGACGCGAAAAAGGCCACATATATCGGATTCATTCATCTTCATAATTTCGAGATATTGAGCGTCAACAAGTTTTATCGTTGGAAATGTTATGTCCATGCCTTCATCGAGCAGCATAAAATTTTGGTCTGTTTTAAGTTGTTCATATTTTTCTTTTACTACAGCTTTTAGATTCGCGTTACCTTGTGCGCTCAAAGACAGCGGATGTTTAACTATGGCGCCGGGCTGCAAGCCTCTTCCAAAATATTTTGTAAGAAATCTCTCGCTTGCCAGCCCAAGACCTATCGTTTCCCTGAAATACTGGATAGGATTAACCCCTGTATAACCGTCAAGGGTAAGTAGCCCACGTATATGCATAACCTGATCTTGCGACAAGGTTTTTAATTCTCCATTTTTTAAGCGTATGGTGTAAGTTACTGAATAATCTTCGTTTTGTTCAACTTTTTCTATTTTATCCCAGTTAATAGGAATGAGTTCTTTTATTGGTCTGCCCGGTAAGCCTGATTTATAAGCAAGAAAGTTTCCACGTAGGCAGACATATGCTTCAACCATCGACCAGAATAATGCAGAGGTCATCCATGAATTAGGCTGGTTAAGGAGCTTGTCATACAGGTAAAAATCTTCAGCTTTTTCCTTCATCTCTCCTTGCTTTGTCATAATGTGACAGGGCAAGGACGCCATCGTTGCAGCCCTGACACGCACACACTTTTGAACAGTTGCAAGGCGCAGCGCGGTATCACTGCTTACGGATATGCCGCTTGAGGTCATTCCACCGCCGTATGTGTCGATTATCAGCTTTTGCAGCTGGTGACTATTCATTGCTTGGGGACGCTTTAGCCTTGATATAATGCCCATTTATGCCTTATCCTCCATCAAATAGCCGATAATCATAAGCAGCAGTCCCGCCACACTATACCCCAGCCACGGACGCAACAAAAAAAGGCCATATCCCAGAAGGGCAAGGCCGCCAAAAACGAAAACATCCCGCATATCAAAGGCGTGTTGTGCCCTTGTTACCCAGGACTTTATGGTTGGGAATAATTTAATCAATGCCGGTTATTAGCCTCACATAATTATGTTTGCACCTTTTAATTACACTGCAATTTTCATATCTATGATAAGTTTGACAAAGAATTTCGGGGAGCGCAAGGTACTAAAGTACACTAAAGTACACTAATGTCACAGTTTTTTACTTTTGTTTATTTTTTTTGAGAGAAAAAAGGGGTTTTACTGGTCTGTTTCTTTGATTATTATATTCTCTAATGCTTCTCTTGAAACCCTTAACATTTTGCCAACTTTTACGGCCTCGATCTTGCCTGTTTCAATCCAGCGGTAAACTGTCCGCCTGTTAATCGAGAAGTAAATAGCCACTTCATCGGGTCGGTAGTAATCTTTTTTAAGCCAGGTTGTCATTATAGCGTCAACCTCGCTTTAATCTCTTCGGCGGTCAAGCCGTCATAAGCGGACTTTTTCAATCTCGCTTCCGGGTTCATGGCCATCAATGCCACTGCGTTAAACGTAGCCATTAACGGATCAATCTTTCCTGTACCGCTTGCCTGTTTTGTTATGCTGATTGCGTTCCCTCTGGGTTCAACTCTTGCATTACCGACACACCATGCCATAAGAGGCTGACCGCCATGAATAAGGGTTTTTTCGGCCACTTTGCGCTCTGTGGTTTTGATTGCACCGTTTAACCGCCATCCCTGAGGAATACCGACAATCCTGTCATGCTCAATAGCACCCTTGCCGTTTTCGTCCCCCGCTTCGAGTTCGTCAACGATTGCTCCAATTCCGGCCTGGTCAACCCCTATCCTGTCAAGCAGGCCTGATTCTTCGCATTTCCTGACAATATCGCCAGCCTCTTTTATGTCCTGCCCGATCTCTTTTACAATTATCAAGTCCCCCGCCTTCCCGAAGTCTCGATATTTGGAGGCTTCTGATTTTCTGCGCTCAAGGGCGATAGGGTTACACCAAGCTATAATATGCAATAGCCAGTTGCCATTATCTGCGTCACGGCCCAATATTGATAATCCTAAGAGGTCATCGAGGCCGCCGCCATCTATGCCGATTTCGATAACGTCTGATTTTTTAAGTATCAGGTCAAGGGTTACATCGCCAGCCGCCTCCTGCCAGAAGTCCGCGCCCGCCCAGCGTTGAGATTTGAGAGAAAGCGCCATCTGGATATTTAGGTGCTTTGCAAGGAACCCCTGCATTGATTCAGTCCCCGCGTCTTCTGCTTTCTTAAATTCTCTTGTCAAAAACGCCTCGTCAACGGATGCGCCTAAATTTGGATTAGTGATGTACCACCACTTCGGGTCCATGTATTTTTTCTCTTTGAGAAGTGATTCAGGGTATTCATAAATCACGGGCAGGAAGCTGTTATCATCTATCCGGCCATCCCGGACACCACGGGCATATTCCAACTTCTGAGCAAATACCCCTGCAGGGGCTTCGTCTGATTGAGTTGACAACCAAACGACAAAACCCTCCGGGCGTGATGCAAGACCGCCACAAGCCTCTCTAAGCATATTTTCAGCATTTGGGCGTTTACCAAACAACCAAGCCTCATCTAAAAGTATCCCTGTCGCTTTCTTGCCGCCAACGGTCTCATTATCGGCAGCTACCACCTTAAGCACTGCCCCGGTTACTCTGTGCGTTATGGAGCGGTAATGTTCCTGCACAAGGCAAAGGTCTGATAGCTCTTCATCGGCGCGTACCATGTCACGGGCAGGAAGGAAGCTGTTATTTGCGATTTCCACTGTAGGCGCAAGTATCAGGAATTCCGCTGAATCTCTCCAATTCCTTAATAGTGCTGTAATCATTACCCCGGCGGCAGTTGACGACTTCGAGTTTTTCTTGGCAATTAACAGGAAATATTCAGATATTAGCCGCTTTCCGCTTTCCGGGTCATATGAGCCAAATATGGAGCCAACAAAGTCAAACACCCATTGCCGCCCGATTTCGCCGTATGTCGGCCTGTTCAGCACGTCCACAAGGCGCAATTCTTTAAACACTGAAAGGGCACTGTCCGCCTCTTGAGGGAAGAGGGGCGGTGGTATAAGGGATTCACCTTTCATAATGCGTTTTTGCCAGTCAATGCAGGCGGTAGAGTGGGTCATATAGGCTACGCCTTGAAATAACTTGGTTTTTCTGCCGCGCCCTGCTTCCCTTCTATGACTGGACCGACATCAAAATTGGGCGGTTCCATGACTCGCTGATTGCCTATAATTACAAGTCTATTTTTGTCATACCAAACGGATTTCCCCATTTTGCCGTCCTTGTCCAGCCCCGGGTTAACAATTACCTGAATACATCCATAAAGGTCAAATGATACCGAAACGGCGACACCGGTTAGACCTGTTACTTTGTCTGTTACTCTAAAACCCAAAATTTCCAAATGTTTTTTGATGTCCATTTTTAATTCCTCCTATTTCACAATTTTTAACGGCGGTTTGCCGGGCGCAAATTTACCCTGTGCCGCCCGCTCTGCCCTCTCTGCTTTTTCATCTTTTTTGCCTACCCCCTCTCCTGCCCTCGCGTGGATATATGGCGCGGCTGCCTGCGCCA